CAGGAGTCCCAAGCGGAGACGCAGACCAGTCTTGAGCAGCAAGCCAATCGACAAGAGCGCGTTCGGTGCGTAAAGCGACGGCATTCATTGGACGACAATTCCTTTCAACTCAAGACCATCAGCGGCTTGCAGTAGATACGAAGCAATGTGCGCTTCAAGCTCACGGGCTTCGTCGTTGTAGGCTTGTTGCATCGCTTTTGCGTAGATTGCCTCAACTTTTCCAATCTGGTTGTCAGCAAGACCGATGTTCAAGCGGACATGACTCGACGGAGAAAAACCAGCCTTTGCATTGTATGCATACGCTGAAGACCCGCGATGCATTGAAACGTTCTCTTGTGGCAACCCGTATTGGTTCGCAAGATTGATGAGAGCTTGATTTCCAGCAACGATCCGCACTTGAGCAGAACCTTTCTTTGCTCGTCGAGTCCCACCGAATTGTTGAAACGACGGAGACAGCTTCTTGATTGCTTTGGTTACAGCAGATTTGAGGTAGCCAACTGAACCAGCAGCGCGACGACGGAGTTTTCCAGCAGCGTCACGCATATCTTGACCGTAGAGTCCGGGTTTTCCCGCTTTAGCGTTCTTCGCTTGAGCGATCAAGTGGACCAAGCGCAATTCACGCGAACGACCGAGAAACTTGCCGGTCTTCTTATCAATCCTTCTCGCTCCAATCGGACGGTTGAAGTAATCGAGAATCTTGTTTCGAGCCGCTTGTGGGGACTTTGGCGGAAGCAGAATGTACAACCGCAGCATCAAGAAAAACGTGCGGGAGTTAACGGCATCAGCCAAAGACCTCCTAGTCTTGGGGATGTACTCCTTCCAAGCAGCGTCAAAGCGGGACGTATCGACTGTGACGGTTGGAGTCATTTGGTTTTAGCTCCAAGCTCAAGAGCGTAGTAAGCACCGGAGCCGTCACGCTTTGCGGACATGATTCGCAGCTGTCGTCCATCGTAGGTCACAAGACGACCCACAACCGGAATCATTTTCCCAAAAGTCAGAAGCAAGCGGTCAGTGTTTTCTTGCAGGAGCAAGCTTCCAGACTCTTGCAGGAGACGATCAGCGGTGAAACCAACGTCACAAGACCAGACCGAAGCGTCAACGGTTACAAGAGTTGAGTCAGCTAATCTCCAGTCAGAGAACTTAACCAAGATCCGCGCTTGAACGTTATCTTGGAAACCACCAGCAATAACCGAGTTTGCGTCAGTGATCGCAGCAGGAAGACAACGCACCAAAACACCCTGCCAGAGAAACGACGGGTTTCCCATCGCGCTCTGTAGCACAGACATCCCCAACTGGAGACTGGTGGCGATTAGGTTCACGCTGTGAAGTAAACACCGGAGACAACCAATCGTGAAGTCGCTTGAACGTGACCACCGAGACTGGAAGTGGTTCCGGTCTCAAAAGCTGACAGTTCGCAGTAGTTTGTACCACCAATGGCTCTGCCAATCAGAGCGGTCTTGGCTTGATTGGTTCCGTTGGTCAACCAGAGCGAAACCGCAGCGTTATAAGTGCAAGGATCGGGAAGGCTCAAGCGAAGGTTTCCGGTAGAGCTTCCACTCACCGAGTTGATAGTGAGATCAACGGTAAAAGTGGAGACAAACCCAATCGAAGTATGGCGAGCCGTGTTGACCGTGAAAGCAAAAGTTCTACCACCACCGGAATCAATCAGCGTAGGAACCCACGTTGCGGGAGCCGTATCAATCGGAAGGTTGCCGTACAACTCGTCAAAGTTTGCGTTAGCTTTGATCCACGACCCACGGAGCGTATCTCCATTGTTGTCGTTTGCGGTTGATCCAACGTTGATGATTTGTTGCGACATAATCAGTCTTTTGGCAATGCGTACCAACCCTCTGACAGCGTTATACGACTTGTAGAGCGCACGGAAATACCGTCAGCACCTTTGACCCAAACCTTAGCTTTGACGTTCTCAGCAAGCCTCACCGGCTCACCGTAAGGAACATAGACAACGCGAGTCCCACAGCCACAACTACCTACCAGCGTGATTAATGCGATCCAGCAACTTAGCCTTAAGCTCTTTGTCTGGTTTTGCATCTTCAACGGTAGGTTGGGTTTTGGCTAGACCAGTCAACCACTTCAAGAGAGCGGTGACGATCTGCTCAATGATGTTCACTCGGACTTCTTCTTGTCTGCGTCTTTGGCAGCGATCAATCCAAAGCCAACGGTCACAGCAGCAATGGTCGCAGCGAGATCAATGTTGGTCGTAGGATCTCCGTCGAACAGTGCTTTAAGCGCACCACCAACGGCAACCATGATTGCTCCAACACCGGCAAGAGTAGTTTTCCAGTTCATTTCTTTAGAGCTTTCCAAAGTCCAATTGCAGCGGCAATAAAAGCCAACACAGCGGCCCCAAGTTGGAACCACTGTGTTAGCTGCGGGATGAGTGAAACCGCACCAGCAGCGGCAGCGGTAGCCAGAGAGATTCCAACCCCACTGTTGCTGTTGGTATCGGTTTGCATTACTCGGATTTAGGTTGAGCAGCGTTGACGATTAGGTCAACAAGCGGCAGAGCAACTTTTGCGTTCTGAATACCACCGGCTTTCACCGCGATATCAATGAGTTGCAGCAAACCGTTGGCTTGTTCTTGAGTCAGCTTTACGATGATTTCCATATTAGGCGACCGGAGCTTCAACGACCGGAGCTTCAGCGTCAACAGCAGGAGCAACGGTATCTTTCACAACCACCGGCTTCACCCACGGCAGCGGCGGAGCGATGATCGGCGGGTTGATTTGGTCGTTGATCTGCTGCGTCACGTTCGCCTCAATAGCGGTCTTATCAACTCCATTGGCAAAGCACCATCCAAGAACCTGATCCTGCGTCAGATCCTCGTAAGGCGTGAACGAACCGCTCGGCGGAGCGAACGACGCGCTGCCGTAGCAAGTGCCGCTGTAGTTATCCTGCGAGCCGTTGCAACGCCAGTCGGCGGTGATTACGACATCGGTGAGACTTCCTTCGGTCGGCTTGACCAACAGGCGTTCGATGATCCAAGAGATGGAGATGTTCATGTTAGGCGTTCTTCAGAGCGTTGACTTCAGCGGTGAGTTCCTTGATGGCAGCGACAAGCAGCGGAATGATATCCGTATAGGCCACACCAAGTCGATCAGGATTCGACGCATCGACAGCTTCGGGAAGAACTGATTGGACATCCTGAGCAATCAGGAACGAGCGGCGAGTACCTTCGCTGTCGGTCTTGAACTTTCCGATGACAGAACGCAGCGAACCAACCTTAGCAACGGCGTTGCTGATGGGTTCGATGATGTCCTTCAAACGCTCGTCGGACGTTCCGGTCCAAGAGGTGGCTCCGTAGGTAACATAAACACCCGCAGCGGCATCATTGAATACTTTGAATGTGGGAGTGGATGCGGAATCGTTCAGGATTCCAATGGACCATTTGGACGTTCCAGACTTTGAGAAATTGATGTTTCCATAAGTGTTAACGTAATCAATGGTCAACGCTGCATTGGTCGATGCTGCTGTTGATTTGATAAGAACGGTGCAATCACCAGAAGCGGTCTGAACATTGAGTCGGTTGCCGCCAGCACTCGTCGTCCCCACCAGCAAATTCCCGCTCGCATCGAGGGTCATTGCTTGGGTGAAGGTGATGGTGTTGCCAGCGGTGCCGCTTGGGGCAGTGAACCAAGCAAAATTTCCAGACTGCTGAAGCTCAAAACGAGAGGCAGCAGTTGAGAACTGGTAGAGCCAGTTTGTGTTGTTGTTAAATGCGTTAAAGCTGAAACCGTGAGTTCCTGTGCCAGTTAACGAATAAACTCGACCACCTCCCTGTATATCAAGAGCTTTCCAGTTTGAACCCCACGCACTCGGCGTAACCCCCACGCCGACGTTGCCGCCGTTGGGCTGGATCAGCAGGTCGTAATTGATGGCCGAACCATCCCAGCGAGTGACTTGAAGGTAAAAATTGCCACTGCTAAGCGCACCACCGGCAAGACCAAACGGAACACTTCCGAATGCAAAATTGTGTCCGGTTGCACCAGCAGCGGGAACCGAAGCGACAGCACTCAATCCAACCTGAAGTTTGGAAGCGGCAGGCACAACCCCCACGCCCAGCCCCGTAGAGTTGAGGGTCATTCGAGTGCCGCCTGCGCCGTCGTACCAAGAGAACACGCCAAGCGGGGCAATCCGGTATTGCGCCAAGCTGTTGGCTGCAAACTCCAGCGTGTTGGTCGTAGGAAGATAGAGACCATTTGCCGGAATTGAAGATCCGGTGACGTTGAGGCTGGCGAGGGTGGCGGATGGCGAACAAGCGAGGATGTTGTTGATCGAGATGCGCTTGGTATTCCCTGACGCTGGTGGCGTATCTGACACGTCCACAATGGGAATCATGTCATTGGCGGGATCAGCGGC